CCAAAGCCTACCTAAAAACATACCTACTTATGGAGCCTAAACATATTTCCGACATCGCTAAAGCGGACTACTGGATGTTTGTTTTGGCCGCATACCGCAACGAAACAGAAAACTTCACCCTGGACATTAACCGGCTGACAGACGACGAACTGGTTTTGATGCGCGGCGTATCGCCGCAATTCTTGGACTTCGCCCCGCTAATGTTTCACGCCATACACGCCAAACACCACCCAGAACTACGGCGCATCATTGCCTACCTCAACCAACTAAACAGCCTACAAGCCGCCGCCTGGGCGCGAATCATGCCGAAATGGGAGGCCGAAGTAAAAGCAACGGAAGCCCGAATTAAAGAACTGCAACAACTTATCGAAAATGGGAGCGCCGTTTAAACCATACACACAAAACCCGGTAATCGGACAAACCGAAGTGTTCGACAAATACCAAAGGGCGTTACAATCGCTCGCCTGCCGGGTATTAGGGGAGCCGTATAACTTCCGGGCGATTGATGAGCATTTAACCCCGGCTATGTGCGGCGGCGATTATTTCGGTGAAGTGCTGGCAGAAGCACAAAAGCAATTCCGCGCTACCGGCCACTATTCGCCGCAGAGTATAAGCATGGCAACGGGCCAGGATGTAACAGCCCTGCTTAATTGGGCGCAGGCAGACAGCGAACTGGACACCATGACCGCATGGGCGATGTTTGAACACATATACGGCCAATGGGTAGAGATACAAGCCGCCGACCTGGTACGGGCGCAAATAGGCAACGGCAGCAGCAGCGAAGAAATTAGAATCAATACCGACAAGTTCAGGAAGGAAAAAGGGTTAACCGCAAAAGTTATTATCAATGACGGCAAGGGCGATTTTGAGCGGGAACTGATTAACGCGATTGACTGCAAGCCTACCGTGTACGCGGTTCGCCCGCCGCTGGAATCATTGCGGCAATCAATACCCTACTTTGAGCCGGGAGAGTATGCAGTAGTCGCGGCCCGTACCGGGATGGGGAAAAGTTACTTCGCCCTGAACTGCAACTACCAATGCGCGAAAGATAATGTACCATCCTGTTATATCAACCTGGAAAACACGCCGAAGAACGTACAGCGCCGAATTTGGCAAATGCACACCGGCGTAAAATGGCAACCGCAATACCCCGGCATTACTCAGGTGCAAGTCGGCAAAATGATGGAAGGTTGGGAATGGGTAAAAAAGTGCAACATCGAATCTTACACACCGCAGCGCAACCTAAACGCCGTACTGAATACGATCCGGCGCGATTACTACGAGCGCGGCTGCCAACTGGCAGTGGTGGACTATTTGCAGAAAATCCGGGAGGGCAGTTTCCGAGGCAACCGGGTTGACGAATTAGCCGAAATAAGCGCCGAACTTCGGCAACTTGCCAACGACCTGAAAATTCCGATCATCGTTTTGGCACAGATAAACCGCGAAGCCGAAAAGAGCGCCGACAAACGGCCATCTATGGCAGACATCCGGGGGAGTGGCGATATTGAACAGGACGCCAGCACGGTTTTGTTGCTTTACCGGCCAGGGTATTACCAGATCGAAAACGATGAAAATGCACTGCCTTATCCTGAAAACTACGCCGACATCTACCGGGCTAAAGGCCGGGATAGCGGGCCGGGTTTGGTTAAATGCCGGTTTAACGAGGTGTTTGGGTTTTACGATGAGGATTTATTTTCGGGTTCCACACAATTTCCTAACCAATCCCAACCCGGCCCGGCCACATCGCCGGTTCCGAGGGGCGGGTATGACGCACCATTTTGATATGCTAACCATCATCCACACCGACCGCCTAATCGAAAACCATATGCGCCGCCAAATGCAGCGAATGTTAGACGCCGGATTTTCCGACCACAACCGGCAGTTTGTACGCTCTGCCCTGGAGCAAGCCTACCAACAAGGCCGCAGCGACGCCATGAACGGGCGCGTCGTTGAAAACATTATTTTAAAATCCGTTATCACGGAAGATGTGATAATGCAAAGCGAGACGGCATGAAAAACCTTTTGGCGCTTTTTGAGATAACCGGCAACGGTTCGCAGCCGTACCGGGAGGCCGGGTGGAATGTGGTACAAGTAGACATTCAGGCCGGTATTGACATTCTGGAATGGGACTACCGGCAATATCCGCCGGATTATTTCAGGGGAATTATTGCGTTCCCGCCGTGTACAGCATACACAAAAGCAGGAAATACCTTTTGGGCGCAAAAAGACGCAAGCGGAGAAACGGCGTACTACAATACACTTACCCGTAAGGCGCTCGAAATAGTTGACTATTTCCGGCCAGGGTTAAAATTCTGGTTTTTTGAAAACCCTGCCGGCAGAATTGACAAGCAAGTGCCTGAACTAAAAAAATACCGCTTGTTGTCGTTTCAGCCGTTCGAGTTTGGCGACGCATACACCAAGTACACGGTTTTGTACGGAGAGTTTAACCCGTTCCTTGTCCGAAAATTCAGCCTGCCCAAAAAAGAGCATCGGCGGCAATCCGGCATAGACAGTTTAGATGCCTTCCTGGGATTAAAAGGCCCGTACAAAGACAGGGCAAATGCCAGAAGCGCAACCCCAAAAGGTTTTTCAAAAGCATTTTTTGACGCAAACCAGTAATGATATGGCACGCTGGACATCTGCCGAACTAACCACCCTGCAAAGCAAACGCCTGGACAAGAAAGCCGCAACCAGGCCGAAAGGCGAAACCGCCAACCGTATGACGGCGAACATTATCCGGGCAATCAATATGCAGCCCGGCTGCGTTGCCTACCGGGTGAACAATACCGGGATATGGGATGAGGCAAAGCAGATATTCCGCAAAGCCAATACCGAACCAGGCCTGCCTGACATCTTCGCCGTTTTGCGGGGCCGGTTCGCTGGGATCGAAGTTAAGGCGGGCCGCGATAAAATCAGCCAGGAGCAATTACATCGCAAGTTTGAAATAGAGCGCGCCAAAGGATTGTATTTCGAAGCGCGCAGTACCGACGAGTTTTTGCAATGGTTCACCCAAGTGTTAATCGAAAAAATCTAACACCATGACCGAAATCATTGTACTCCCCGCCGCCCCGCCTGCGGCAGCCGGGTTTTTGTTTTTCCAAATAATCCGTTACATTTGTGGCACCGGAACGCACATAGGCCCGGTTTTTTCCGTATGAGTACCACAACCGGAATAGTAATGATTGTAATGTTTGGCCTGCTTTGCGCCGGGTTCGTGTGGAAGTACGGCCACAAATTCAAAAAGTAAATATGCTTTACCTGCTCCTTATTTTCGTATTGCTCGCATGGGGATTGAGCCAGGTAATAGATAACAGCAAATAACATGGCACGACCACAACCGAAAGCAAAACCCATTTACAAACACCGCCTTTTAGAAGGTGTCTACAAAGTCGTTTATCACGCCCCAAGCGGCGCGCACCGGCAGGGTATCCCGCACGATGACAAAAACGACATCCTCACGCTGGAATTGGCGGGCGGCAATTCAGGCGCGCCCAAAACGATTGTAACCAGTCTGTTCGACTTTGAATCTAACTTCTTTGAGTACGACCCGCTGAAGGTTGCGAAAGCCGAGGGGCAAACTGTGTAAAAACTGTGTAAATGGCAGTTAAAAGAAAAGGCAGAAACGGCGGCACCTTGATGGCGCAAGAAAAGGGCGACCCGCCACTACCTAACGGCGGGCGGCCTAAAAAACTGCCTGACCTGGACATCTTGCTTGCCGAAGTTTTGGGCAGCGACCCGGACGACCCGGACGCGAAAAACGAGGCCAAAGAGGTACTAAAGAAGTTGATTGAAACCGCGAAGAAAGGAAATGTTCAGGCTCAAATAGCCGTTTTAGATCGTGCCTACGGCAAGCCAAAACAAGCCGTTGAGCATAGCGGCCCGGACAAGGGGCCAATAAACATTAAAACCTGGGTTATCGACGTAGATGGGAGTGACACCGAATGACATTGCCAAAACGGCGCTATCCGCAAAACAGCGCATCGCCTGGAAACTGTTAGAACATTCGCCGACGGTTACCGAAGTGCTGTATGGCGGTGCCGCAGGCGGTGGCAAGTCGTGGTTTGGTTGTTTGTGGCAAATCTTCCGCCGGGTGGCGTATCCCGGAACGCGGGGCGCAATCGGGAGGAGCGAGTTAAAGAACCTAAAACGCACCACCCTAAAAACGTTTAATGACATTTGGGATGAGTACGGGCAGTTTAACCCGGCGGGCGTTACCATGCACTTCGATGCGCAAAGTAACATCTACAAATTTTCAAACGGTTCGGAGATTATTTGCATTGACCTGTTTGAATACCCCTCCGACCCGGATTTTAAAAGCCTGGGTTCTCTCGAAATTACCGATGCCTTCATTGATGAGGTTACAGAGATCACCGAAAAGGCATTCCAAATCTTTTCCAGCCGTATCCGCTACCGCCTGGACCGGCTAAGAGTAGCGGAGCCTAAGATACTGATAACCGGCAACCCGGCATCTAATTGGGTAAAGTGGAATTATATTAAAGACCAAAAGGGCAATCCGGCTACTTTGCGGCCTCACCAGGCAGTAATACAAGCCCTGCTAACTGACAACCCAGACGCCGAATTTCGGCGGGTGTACGGTAAGCAGTTAGAAAATACCCTGAATGAATATGACTTGGCGCGGCTACTTGGCGGCGATTGGGATGCCGAACCGCCCACCGGAGGGGAGTTTTATACCGGGTTCGACAGAAAGCGAAATATTTCGCCCTGCCGTATTTCGTCTACATTGCCCGCTGTTCACCTTTCTTTTGACCAAAACGTAATTCCCTACAATAGTTGCCTTTGCGCGCAGATAGACACGACAGACGGCGTTAAGCTGCTTATTTTCTTCGATGAAATAACGTTGCCGCCGCCGCAAAACACAACCGAACACGTTTGCCAGGAGTTCACCAACCGGCACGGCCATAACACGCAGGCAGTGTTTTACTACGGCGATGCCAGCGGGCGAAGCCGGTCCACCAGGACAGATGAAAATGATTACCAGATCGTTCACCGGAAGTTGCAAAAATGGGTAGTGTCGGCCTCCGACCGCACCGCATTCAGTAACCCGCCGTTAACCAAGCGGCGCGATTTCACGAACAAGATTTTGGCCGGGCAAATTCAGGGGGTTGAGGTGGTTATTGATCCGGGGTGTCATAACTTCATTTCCGACTTAACCAGGTGTAAGACAGACGCCAACGGCGGAAAACTAAAGAACACCGAACGCGACCCGCGCACCGGCGCGACATACCAACCGAACGGCCACTTGGGAGACTGTTTCGAGTATTTCCTGGTTGGCGTGTTAAAAACCGAATGGGAACTATTTTTGCAAGGAAGATGAACGAATACATGGTTTATTTTGGCATATTCGGCAAGCGGCTGAAAGTCCGGGTAAGCGCCCCGGATAGGGAACGAGCGGAGCAATATATCAGGAATCAATTGAACATCATAAAAATTGAAGAAACCCCGAAAGAAAACCTTAATTTTGAGGAGTTTTTTGAGCATATATGTAAAACTTAATCAACCGGCAAATACCAACTATCTAAGCCGGAAATAATGGATAAATTAGAAATAATGCGCCGCGCGGCGTTCGTCATAAGAGGCGCACGCCATCACTGGTACAGCCGGACGGTTGAGAAGTCCAACCTGTGGACAACCCTATCGACCGGCGAAGGCATGGAAAAACTGCTAAAGCAGTACGCCCGCCGGGAATCTGCCGAAGCCTTTGCGCAGCGCGTTAAGATCACCCAGCACATTACCCCGTCCGTTGTGTCGCGTTGTGTCGCGGCTTATTACAAAGTTCCACGCGCTAACTACGTCCGGCTTTTGCAGTACGACAATAACGACGACAAGCGCCGCCAAGAATTAGAAGGGCTGTTAGGCCGCTTCAATGGTAGCCAGGGGTTGGAAGATTACTTAGCCACCCGGTTAATCGAAATGAACGAAACCGACCCGAACGCTTTTGTGGTGGTTGAGTTTGGTGCCTTTGACCCGGCGCGCCAACTTGCGCAGCCGTACCCCTTCGAGGTTTCCAGCGAGGGCGCGGTTGATTACCTATACCAAAACAACGTACTGGAATACCTGATAGCCAAAAGCAAAGTTTCCGCTGACAGCGTTGACCCGGAGGCGGCAATGTATGACCGTTACACGGTTTATATGAAAGACCAAACCGTCATTATTCAGCAAATTCCCGACAAGGTTTTGCCGCCTGTCGGCCTCATGGAGTTAGAGTACAGTAACCCCGGCCCGGACGGGGTGTATTACCTAAAAGTAAACAACGTGTTTTACAGCGTCACAGAGGCGCTACCGCACAAAGCCGGGCAAGTGCCGGCCATTCGCGCCGGTTATTCGCGTGACGGCTACACCGCAGCCAAAACACCGCAGCAGCCGATGATGAAAAGCATTTTTGCGGATGCCGTTGGTCATTTGCTCAAATCGGTGAAGGTCAACAGCGAACACGATTTGACTATGGCGCTTAGCGCCTACCCGATGACGCTACGCTACGCCGAACCTTGCCAGGCAAGGGGCTGCATTCACGGCTACACCGACAGCGGCGAGCCGTGCGGTAGCTGTCACGGTAGTGGCGAGAAACAGCGGCCAACGTCCGCACAGGAAGAACTAACCTTAGAAATGCCCCGTAACCCGGCGGACATGGTTAACCTGAATGACATTCTTGTTTACAAAGCACCCCCGGTTGAGTTGTTGGCCTGGATTGACGGCTATATCGACAAACTTGCGGCGCAATGCGTTCAAATCATCTTCAACACCGATATTTTCAGCCGCCAGGAAATCGCCAGCACAGCAACAGGCAAAAACATTGACCTGCAAAACGTGTATGACACCCTTTACCCGTTCGCGCAACAATTCGCAAGGGTATGGGCTGACATCGTTACCATATCGGCGAAGTTCGCAGACCGCGACAAAGGGTTGACGGCCAAAATCAGGTTTAGTAAGGACTTCAAACTCAAAGGGATGAACGACCTAATCGGCGACCTGGAAGCGGCCCGTCGGGCCAATGCCGGGCCGGGTATTACGTCACAGATCGAAAGCGAAATTATGGGTTTGATGTTGGCGGAAGACCCGCAGGCGTTGACTATGCAGCGGGTTAAAGATCGGTTCAACCCGTTCGCGGGCATGCCGGTTGAAATGGTAATAACCTTTGTCAATTCCGATTTAGTGCCGTATGAAAAGAAAATCCTTTACGCCAATATGGGCGACATCTTCGACCGGCTTGCACTTGAAAACCCGATGTTTTACGACTTCGCAGCATCAAAGCAAAAGGAGTTGATCGACGCCGAAGTTTCGAAGATTATTGAAAGTATAACCAACCGGCAAGCGCCGGAATTTAGCGGGAATTAATATGGCAAAGCAGTATTATTGGACACGGGTAGAACACGAACTGCCGGACGGCCTCGCCGATGTTTTGGTTTGGGGGCCGGGGCATAATGTTATGCCAGCGACTTACTACCAGGAGATGGGCGAAGGCGACCCCGCTGGCTTTTACCTGGAGGAGTGCGGTTATGACGGGGCGGAACAGGAGTTAATTGATTGGGTAACACATTGGATGTTATTTCCTGAACCACCTAAAGTATAATGCCAAACATCAACGACCTAACCGCGCGCGAACTATCCGGGAAAATCGGAGAGTTGTCCGAACGCTTAGAGCGCCGGATAAATCAGGCTGTTGACAGGTTAGACGGTGACGCGAAAGCGATGGAAAAGGAGTTGTTGAGGTTGATTTTAGAAAAGTTTGTCGGGCGGCTAAAAGTAGACGCCGATGGTAAAATAATCGTAAGCCCGCGAAACCTCGTTCTGGTTTCCGAGTTAGAAAATCTGTTCTTGGCCTATCGTTCGGAGTTTGTGGCCGGTTCATTACGGCCACTCTCCGGCGAATACCTGGACATTATCGAAATGACTGGCGCGTATTATACCGAAATGGAGTTCCCGGAAAACGTGGTGGCCAGGGTGGCGGAAAGTAACGCGGCGATTGAGGCGCGTTTAGGATTGGACGGCAAACGCATTGTAAAAGACGGTTATCTTTACCGCCTGGGGCAGACCTTAGAAGTCCGGGATAGGCTGAAAAACTTTGTACTAAACGCCATCACGACGGGCGCAAGCCTAAAAGACTTTACCGAAGGGCTAAAGGTTAAGGTAGTCGGAAATAAGGACGTAGACGGCGAATTAGTGCGGTATTTCAGGCAGTACGCATACGACACGTTTAACCAAGTGCATGAGGTTAAGAATAAGGAGTTTGCAGCGGCATTAGGTTTGCAGTGGTTTATTTATACGGGTTCGATCATCAAAACGACCCGCAAATTTTGCCGCAAAAAAGCCGGAAAGGTATTTTCCACGGAGGAAGCAGAAAGCGATTGGCCGACCGACCCGGATTTGATCGGCAAGAAAAGGCCGGAGCCATACAGCCCGCTAATTGACCGGGGCAGGTGGAACTGCCGGCACTTTATTAAGTATATCAGCGCGCCAATGGCGGTTAAATTAGGCAGAACAGACGCGAAATAAATGGGAGTAATCGCAACAAAAAACGGCATTACCCGCGAATTAACGTGCGCGCAATACGACGCGATGGACGCGGGCGACGGGTGGACGGTGGAAAGCCGGAACTGTCTGTCTGACAACCTGGTTGCCGTGCGTTCGCCGTATGCCTCCGCCGATACCGGAACGGCCATTTTTGCGTACACCTCCCGGCGTTCCATTCGATTCAGCATTGACACGCCCGGCGAAGGGCAGGCGATAGCGGGCGACCTGCTTACGCAGTCTTTCGTGATTAAGTCCGGCAGCGCCCGAACCGTGAGCATAGGCACCACACCGGGCGGCACGGAAATTGTAGATAATGAGCCGATCAGGTCGGGGGAGGCTTGGGTTTGGACGTTTATAAGTTACTACGAAGACCCGACGTTTTATTTTACTCCGTCGGCATTGATTGAGGGGTACATTGTCTTTGATGTTTTAGCGCAATAAATCAACTGCAAAATGGATAGTATCGCTTTTTACCTTGTTTTTTCCTGGTTGCTTTCCACCGTTTGGTTTGGCGTAATCGGGGCGCGCCGATCTTGCGGCTTTGCTCCGCCGTTCTTTGCCTCGCTGCTTTGCGGTATGGGATTAGGAACGATTTTAGCGGGCGTTATTTTAATCCTTTCGGAGAAGAAGTAAATTAGTTAACCATTCGGGCCAAGAACAGACACGGCACGAATGAGAAACACAATACTACTTATATTTTTCCTGCCCGCTTTTGCCGTCTCGCAAAACGTCGGGCAGTTCGGCTATGTGTTTGCAAAGGACAGTTTCCGGCTGAAAGCGATTGTTGACAGTATTAGCACGGATAGCAGTTTTTTGTCTGCCTCCAACCGGAAACTTGCCACCACCTACGCCGTTAAGTCATACGCTGACCGCCACATCGGCGGTCGTTCGGCCCTTACCACAGCACCGACCGACGGCCAAATATGGAAATGGAGCGCAGCAAATAGCCGTTGGGGGCCAGCGACAGACGCAACAAGCGGCGGGGGCGGCACGGTAGTGGCGACTGATACCATTTGGAATACCAAGGGCGATTTGGCGGCTGCCACCGGCAGCGATGCGGCAATCAGGTTAGGGATAGGGGTAGACGGGACAGTCTTAACAGCCGACAGCGGCGAGCCGACAGGCATGAAATGGGAGGCCATTTCGGGAGGTGTAACCGACGGCGACAAGGGGGATATTGACGTAACAAGCGGCGCAACCGTTTGGACGGTTGACACGTCGGCAATAACCACGATTAAGGTAGCCGCAAACGCAATTGATTCAACAAAGATCATTAACGGCGGAGTGTCTGTCCTGGATTTAGGCCAACACGGCGCAACCTCCGGCCAGGCGCTTAAATGGAATGGCACCCAATGGGCGGCAGCCGATGATTCAGGCGTGACGGGTAGCGGCGTTTCGGGACAGGTGACATTTTGGAACGGCGCATCTACAATCACCGGCGAAACCGCATTTACCTACAACGCGACTACGGACGCGCTTGGAATTGGCTCATCCACCCCGGTTAGTATCACCAATACAGCCATAACAACGGCAGCGGGGTTTACGTTTGGGAACTCCTCAAGCGCGGCAACATTGGGGGGAAGCACGGGCACGGTTACTGTTCTTAGTTCATCAACAAGTTCATCGGCAATACTAATCAGGGCAAGCAACGCAACCGGCGGGATAGACTTCTATAACGGGGATTCATTTTCGGGGACATCTGGAACCAGAAACGGGGCGCGGTTTCGGTTGGGGTTCATCCCATCTTCCGGGAATGGAGTATTAAATCAACTTTCACTCGAGGGCACATTTGCCCAAAGTGGCACCGCGAGCGGTATAACGAGAGGCATCTACCTTAATCAAACCCTTACATCTGTCGCCGACTTTCGGGCGCTGGAAATCGCCGCAAACGGCGCGAACGGTAAAGCAATCTACCAAACCGGCGCGACAATGGTTAATAACCTTGTCGGTAACACCCGCATAGGTAGCACATCCACCCCGGCGCGAACGCTCGACGTTACCGGCGAGGTGCGTATTTCTGACCTTACAACCGACAACCCGACGGGATTAGTAGGCGCCGACGCCGACGGCGATTTGTCGCGGGTGAAATTAGGCACCGGGCTATCATTCAGCAATGACACGTTAAGCGCAACAGCAAGCGGCACCGTAGACGGTACGGGCGCAGCCGGGCAGGTGGCGTTTTGGTCGGACAGCAACACGATAACGGGGGAAGATTCACTGTTTTACAACGCCACCACAAACCGCCTTGGCGTAAATACAAACGTGCCTGATAATAAAGTCACGGTAAAAACAAACACGACAACAGACGGCATACAAATCGAAAGCGACGGCACGACCGATCAAGACCCCGGCTGGCTACGATTTAAAAGCACGCAAACCGGCCCGTTCACGCAATACGGGTGGATGACTTTAGACGGGTTTAGCAATGGGGGTGCATCGCCGGAGGGGCAGGCGTATGTTTTCAAGTTGCAAACAACCGGGTATTCAGCAAGGACGCCGCTATCCTTGTACAAAGACCAGGCTATTTTTTCTTCTACTTCGCAGTTTTATATCACGAACAACGCCGCCGGGCGCTTTATTTTTTCCGTTCCTTCAGCATACGACCACAATTTCCAAAATAACGTACTGGTAACGGGATCATCATTTACTACAGCAGATACAACGATCCGGCTTTCCGTGGTTGGGCGCACCCAAACCTCCGCAAGTTGGGGGCTAAGGGTTTGGGATGGAAACAAACAATCTATTTTCCAAGTCCGGGATGATGCCAGGGTGGGAATAACCGCCACCACCTTAGACGCTTCCTTAACAATCAACGGCGCGGGCGCAACCTCCGGCACATACGGCCTTATGGTCACGCCTTCCGGCGGCACCACCACAACCGGCACCTTAGTCGTTCGGGATGATAACCGGGTGGGTATCCGCACGAACGCCCCGCAAGCGCCGCTTAACGTGGTCGGCACCGGCACAACATCCAGCACAACGGCGCTACTTGTCGAAGGTTCGGGCGGCCAGGATAACCTAAACGTAAGAGACGACGGGGTAAGCCTTGGGCAGGGGTTTGGCATGGTTGCCAATGCGCCCACTATCGCTTTTGCTTCAGCCGCCGGCACGGGGCCGGTTAATGACCTATGCCAGGGCGGGGCGAATGGGTTTGTTTTATTTTTCACCACAGGAACAAGCCCGACGACAAACGCCGCAATTTTCACCGCAACGCTGCCAAAATTTTACCCCAATGGGGTTATTGCCACAATAACCTGCGGAGATACCGACTGCCTCGACGAAATCGCCGACATCTATATATCAGGAACCGGAAACAACAGCGTAACACTCACAACACGCGGCACATTGACCGCATCCACCGCATACGTCATTTATATAACCTGCTTTGGCTATTAATATGAAACACCTACTATATTTTCTGCTTTTGCCCTTGTCGTTGTTCGCTCAGCGCGAAACCAAAACCGACACCTCGTACATCGAAAGTGCAAACGGTTCTTTCTTTTCTGTTCGCCGCGTGGTGTACCTAAATGACGAAGAAACCTACCAAAAGACATTGATAGGCGACACTGCCCGCCTGGTGCAAAACCAGATTGAGCGCATCGTATCACAGGCCGCCAGCATGGCCCGCGATGCGCAAACCGTGTCGAACTTCAAACGGCAATTAGCCGGGCTTATCCGCGAATCAAACGCCGTGTTAGCCGCGTCGGGCGTTTCGCCAATTGACACTGTGCAAAAATTGCACGTACTGAAATTCCTGTCGCCTGGGTGGACTATCCGCCAAAGCGGAGCCATAAGCGACGTTTCTTTCATTGTCAACGCAAGCGGGCGGCTTCGGTACACCGTCGCCGGCCAGGCAGCGCGCAACGCCGATCTTTTCGGCGATGTGATGATATTGAACGCCTACCCTTCGCAAGGCTCGCAGGTGGGACTATACCGCAACAGCGAGGGCAACTATATGAGCCTGGATAGGTCGGTAGTGGTTCGCCTGCCCGGCAGCACAGCCAACCTATCCGGCGGCACATCCCGCGAAGCCGCAGCGCCGGTACTCAAAACAGCAGAGCCGGAAACAACGCCAATCCCCCCGCCGAAAGGAAAGAAGAAAAAGAAATCCCCCCGGATTTGATAACCAACACCAACTAAAAAATGATTGACACAGTGTCACAGATTACGCGCAAAACAGGCCGGAACTTTGCCGATAAAGGCGTGAAAGCGCCAAACATTCTGCACAGAATTGTACTGCGAAACGCAGCCCACACGGCGATGTTTTTCTATGTACAAGGGCAACAGAAGATTCACCCGGAGTTGAGTATCGGGCTTTGCATCGAATCTTATTCCGCCGCGTTTCTTCCAGATGCCGACACCGAATGTTTGCGCCGGGAATATTACCGGATGCTTCACGAGTACCTTAACGAAAGAGATATTTTCAATGGTTACAGCGACACGAAACGGTAGAAAACGAGCCTTCACGGTGAAACTGTGGGCCGAAATGCCGAAAGACAAATATGGTTGGGAATTGGTGCAGGTGGAAACGCCGAAGGAGATACAAGCGCCCGCCGTACCGGCTGAAATGCCCGAACGCGTAACCATGACTACCAACAAAAAGAAACGCCATGCCGCAAATAAAGCACATTCAAACAGGGAAAACGTATGAGGTTGCCGATTGGCAGGTTGAATTGATTGAGGGAAACCCAGCCTGGGAAGTTGTAAAAGTAAAGCCGGCTAAACCGGCCAAAGATATTGCCCCGGAGATCACCCCGGAAAGCAGCGAACCGCCCGCGTAAAGGGCGACAAAAGCGGGGGCGCTCGTTACACGCGACCAACTATGTTAGAACTACTTACCGCGTTACTGTCCAAAACGTATAACATGGACGAAGCAGCAGTAAAAGAACTGCTACTTAAAAAGAGCGAAGGCGGCGACTTCACGGATGAAATCGCAGACAGCGCACTTGACAACCTTCTTTCGATGGATGCCGAACGGGTTAAGAAATTGAAGCCCGACACAAAAAGCATTCAGGAGAATTTCTACAAAAAGGGCAAACAGGAAGCATTGAGCGACCTGGAAAAGTCCTTACGTAGTGAGTTCGGCCACGACGGCGAAGAACAGGGCTTAGACCTTGTACGCTCCATTGTAGGCAAGAAGGCGGGCAAGCCGCTGGATGACGACAAGGTGAAAACGCACCCGCTCTACCTGCAATTAGAAAAGCAAAGCCGGGCCGAAGCCGAAAAGATCAAAGCCGAATATGAGGCGAAGATTGGAGAGGTTGAAAAGACATGGCACCGGACGCAAATAACAGGCAAGGTGAAATCCAAAGCAATGGAAGTTTTGGACAGCCTTAAGCCTGTTTTGGGTGAAAATCCGGCTGTTGCCGCTACCCGCCGCGAAGATTTCCAACGCCTGTTTGATGCCCTCGAATTTGAGGACGCCAACGGGGAAATCGTTGTTTTACGCGACGGCAAGCGGATTGAAAACGCGCACGGACACGCCATTTCCTTCGATCAATTTGTAAAAGACGAGGCCGCTAAACGCTTCGACTTTTACAAGCAAGACCCGAAAGGAAACGCGGGAAACCAGAACGGCACCAAGCCCGCTACAACGACGTTCAAAACCGAAGCGGAATACTTGAAAGCGTATGCTGAAAGTAATGACCCGGCGGCAAAGACGGCGATGTACGAAGCCTGGAAAGCGCAGAGCGATTCTAATTAGTAGGGTTATCATTAACCTACACAAACAAACACAATGGCTTTTTCAGCGACCTTGCCGGAAGTTTACCGGAGTATTGATGTAGCGTGGGCAGATGCCGCGCAAAAATCGCAGTTTGTTGCGAAGGCCGACGCGGCCCGCATCATCCTGCAAAACCAGACCGCAACGGTCACGCCCACCATTCAGGGCAGCAATTCCAACGCCAAAGACCGCACCGTTCGTATTCACTGGCTGAATGCCTGCGACGTTGTAACGGAAGCCGCAACCGACGAATGTGCCGCCGCAAGCGTGACGCTGACCGACGGCAGCCAAACGTACAACATCTCCAACACCCGCGAGGCGTCTTTCAAAACGTCCTGGAAGGTTCACCGCACCACCCCGGAGGCGCACACGTTGAACCAGACCATTGCAACGGGCTTTCTTGCCGCAATGAAAGTCCTGGACGAATACCTTGCCGCGCAAGGCTACACGTTCCTGCAAGCCAACAACGGCGCGCACGAGTACACGGCTAACCCTTACGGCGCTGTCAACGGTTCGGACGTTTGGGAAATTTCTGCCGCCGATTGGACAGTGGATTTGATGCCGCAGTTTATCCTTTCCGCCGAATTTTCGCGGATGACAAACGCCTATATGTTGCACGGTTTGAACCTGTGGAGCGAGCGTTATAAGGCCGCGCAATACGCGCCGAACGACAACGGAAAAGGCGAAAACAACCTTTACGGCGTTCTGCCGACGTTTTGGGATCCGGTCGGAAGTTCGGCCTCGTCGGTTTCCGATCAATCGTTTTTGATAGACCGTAGTTCTACGGTATTGGCTACCGCCAACTATTTCGACACCACCCCGGCTGAATTTGGCGGCGCGCACCGCGTCTACAAAATGGCATCCCGCAACCTGCCCGGCGTGTTCTACGACGTACACGAGTTTGAAACTTGTACCTCCGATGATATGGTTGTTTCGTACAAGTTGACCGCGAATTACGAATACTTCCTCAACCCCACCGGATGCGACAGCACCCGCACGGGTATCCTGCAATTCTCGAAAACCTAAACCGATCACACAACACACAGAACATACAATGAGAAATTATATCTTTTTAGCGGGCCTCCTGCTTTTGGTTGGCTTTTTGACCTTCGCCGGGAAGCCGGAAAGTAAGGCGGAATTTGCCGCAGCGCCTAACGTCCTGTCGAAAACATGGGATTTGGACACAATCAGTAACGCAGCCAATGACACGTTAACCGTGCCGTTCACCATGCAGAGCCGGTACACCGGCGCGCTGATGATTACCCGGACCAATATCTCCGGCACCACCAATCTCGCCGTTTCGATTCAAACCACTGTGGTTAACTCAACCAACACGCATACGGAATGGGTAACGGTCGCCACTACATCCGCCACTACCGCTACTGCCGAATTATTGACGCTGGCAGAGACTTACGGGCAGAGGTACCGGATTATTGTGGACGGCACGGGCACGCAAAGCAGCTCTTACCGCCTGTCCTGGCTGAGTAAGAAACTGCCGAACTAAAGCCATTTTGCATCAAACACTTCATACAACGGGCGGCGATTAATACCGCCGCCCGTTTTTTCAATAACCAACTATGAATGTAGCCTGCTACCAGACCGCAATAGGGTTAAGCCAAAAAGAGTGCGGTTGCTTCGATGCGCCCGCCGCTTACAACACCTCCGACAGCGGCCTTTTTTTGGACGAATTGGAGCCGCTTAACGCCCTGGGCGGGTATGATGATTGTTCCGGAACTTCGATTTGGACAATGATGGACCGGGCGAAAACGCAAGGTATTCACGCCTTCCTTTCCGATACCGACGCGCTAATGAAGCAGCACGGCAAACTCAAACGGGAAACATTCAAAGGCGTTATCGGCGAAACATACCACCGCGAAACGGTTACAACTTCGGCTACTTACGCCGGTATCCGTATTCGATGCGCCCGCGTGAAAAGCGGGGTTTTGAGAATCAAAAAAATCGGTACTATTTTCAGCGCAACCGGCACCGTTGCCGTAACGGTCTACAATAACCGCAACGAGATTGTGGCCGGGCCGGTAACATTGGACACGACCGCAGCGACGAAAGACGAAACGACGTTAAACACGGTTATTGACCTGCCACTTTTCGACCCGTACAGCACAACGACAGACTACTTTCTTGTTTACACGGTCAACCAATCCAATCTACCCCGCAGGAACCGTATTAATTGCGGCTGTGGTGGCCTGAAAACGCCTTTCTCCCTTCTTTACAACCATTACGACGACCAAAACCCGCGCTATACCGGGGGCAATTCATGGGCTAATTGGATGATGGTTGCCGGATGGGAAGGCGACACACTGACCGACTTCGACGAAGCAACGACATTCAACAGCAACCACATTTACGGGCTGTTTCTCAACTGTGAACTTTACTGCAACCCCTCCGCCGTCCTTTGCGACGGTGACGGCTTGGACTTCGACAGCGACCCGCTTGCGAAGTCGGCAGCCTGGGCGATTCGCTACCGGGCCGCTTCCATTATGGCGCAACAGGTACTACTTTCTACGGCGCTTAATCGCTCGCAGCAGGTGAACCGCGAAGCCCTGGGCAACGCCCGCAAAGAATGGGATATGCGGTACAATGAAATGGTACAATTTATCGCCCAAAATGCAAACTATAATGATTCGGATTGTGTCACCTGCCGGCCTGTGGCCGGTATGAAGGTTCAATCCATCCTAACCTGACATTTTTAGTTGGTATTTGCCGGTTGGGGCGGCGTAATGCTGCCCCACCGATTATACCAAAAACGATAAAACTATGGCACAGAAAAAATCTTTCAAATCATTGCCAAAGGCCGCAAAAAAGGCCGCATTCGCCCAAATGGATGATGACGGGACAAGAAAAAACAAGCCCGCAAGCCCGCCAAAGAGTAAGGAAATCATTTCCGGGCACAGAATATCGCGGGCGGTTTATAGCAGCAAAGAGATGATACGGATAGAATCGCCGAGCGGTAAAATATCGGTTCAGCCCGCGTCTGTTGGAGGGAAAACGGTTTCCAATAAAAAGGCGCTTTCAAATTTCAAAAAGGCGGTAAAATAGTGAGCGCATTCAACGACATTCACGGAAGACTACAAGAGGCCGAACGTCGGCTACTTGCCAACCTGCAACGCATCGCCGTTACAGGGGCAAACGATCTTTCGTCTTTGATTTCGTTGCGCGTGGTCAACAACAAACAAACAGCCAGCGGCGGCAATTTCACGCCCTACTCAAAAACACCCGTTCCGGCCTGGTTCTACCGGGGCAAATCCCGGACAAGTAGCGCAGATACCGCCGTTTCGGCATTGGCAAAGAAGGGCGAAAAGTTGTCTTATTCCGGTTTCCGGGAATTAAACAACCTCGACGGTTCAAATAAGAATTTCGAGTTCACCGGCGAAATGTGGCGCGCCGTCGGCGTGGTTGGGTCCACCATATCCGGGCCTGTGGCAACTGCCTACATAGGGGCAAACACAAAAGCCGGGCAGGACAAATTGAAATGGACATCAACACAGGAAGGCCGCAGCGTGATTGAAGCGAGCAGTGAAGAACTGGACGCGGTTGGGCAAGTCATTGGGGAGTTAATCGAAAAAACATTGAAAGGATGATCGAAGAAATAATCAACGGCATTGCCGCCGAGGTAGCCGCGCTGCCCTGGGTAAGCCGGACGGGCGGCATAACGCGGGCGGTTCGCATCAACGACAACGGCGTGACACGAACACTTCCGGCGGCAAAGGTTGTCGGAAGCGGCACCGCCGCGCCGGGGTGGATGATCCCGGATAGCAACGATTCGGCGATTGTGTATTTTGAGGAGGTTAGCACGGCTACCGCTTCGACATCTTCCCTTGCCCGGATTGACTGTGTTACGTCGGTTCGGTTGGTATTGTGGGCGAACCTGCAAAGGATTGACGCCGATGTGAGTACCGCAATGGCAAAGATTATCGGAACGATCACCGAACGCCCCGCAAACCTGACTATTTGCAAATCCATTCAGGTATCAATAGCAGGCTTTGAGCCTCAGGTGCAAAGTATCGTCTTTGGCCGGTACACCTTCGACGACCGCGAAAATCAGCAGTTTTTATACCCGTTTGACTTCGCGTCTATCCTTCTCCGTATTCAGTATTCCGTTGTGCCGTCATGCGCGGACGCGGTTAACCAAACCGACCCGCCATGTTAAGCGCCCCGCCGTTTCTGCCGTTTCTGTGGCTGTATTTCGGCCTGTTATTGGCTGTGTTGGCCTGGGTAGTATGCGTACCGCTTACGGAGCCGGGAATGATATTCAGTCCCTTCGCACAAGCCTTAGAGCGTTTGCCGCGATGGATTGGCAAACCGTTGGGGCTATGTGAAAAATGCTTTGCCGGGCAAATTGCCTTTTGGTCATTCGCCTACTGGAATAACCGCCTGAGCGAATTGATTACCGAATGGGGTTTGTTCGTTGGGTGGACAATCTTTTGCACTATCATCATCGAAAAAACGACAAGACAATGAAAAAAAAGGAGTGGCACAGCGAAACAAAGCATCCGAAAGGGAAGGAAGAAAAGGAGCCGAAAAAGAAACCGGCACCCGCGAAGAAACCGAAAGCAGCAAAAAAGCGAATGTAATGGAACTGAAAAGAATAGACTTTACGGGGAATTCGATCACCGGCGCAAGCGGCAAAAAGTATTTGATTCATAACAGCCTTTCGGAGCCGAGGTATGAGATAATGGAGCGGCTGAATATCGAAATAATGTTTGGCCGGGGGCCGGGAAATATGTACCGCGAATTGGCGAAGGTGTACGACCTATTGAATAAAGGCAAGTTTGCCGACGCCGCCGTCTCGGTTCATAACCTGCTAAACTCTACGGCGGCAATCACCGACGGGCGCAAACATCAAATGCTTATGCTTTGCACCCTGTTCATATCGGGCGAAGACGAGGATTTGACAACCTGGACAGAGGCCGAAGCAAACGAAAAAATAAGCGATTGGAAAGAATACGATGTGCAGGATTTTTTCGCGCTGGCCCTGAGTTCATTGGAGGAGTACAAGGTCGCCTTGCTGCCCGGTTTCCTGGATTCTTTCGAGGTAAGCCCGGAAACGGCGGAAATGAACTAAGCGGGCCGCAGTCGGTGGTTAACCAGATCACGAAGCACGGCAAGGAGTGGATGGGGCTAAAGCGGACGCTGATTAAAGAGGGGGTAAGGCACAGCGATATTTCCCGGATGGATGTGTTTGAATTTTTCGCCTTACTGGAAGTAATGCAAACTGAAAAAAAATAATGGCTGACTTAACGCAAGACGTAACAACTAAACTCATTCTTGACGCTTCCGGCTACCTGGAAGGAATCAAGAAAGCGGACGCCGCAGCACAGGCCGCAGCGACGAAAGAGAAGGGCTACGCCGATGCGTCCAAAAAGCGGTTCGACGAATCGGGCGACGCGGCACTCCAAGAGGCCAAAGCCCTGGACCAACTGCAAAAGGAATACGCCGAACTGCAAAAGTCAGTAGCGACGCTCAAAACCGCGCTACGCGGCGCGTATGACCCCCGCGCCATCTCCGGGTACAGTAAGGCGGTCGCACAAGGTGAAGCGGGATTAAGGAAGTATGAGCAGACCGCAAAGGCGGTAGGGGCAACGCTCGACAAAACGAATAAGTCGGCAGGCGCAGGCCGGGAGGTATTTGAAAACCTGTTTGGGGCCATCTCAAAGGCGTCTATCATTACGGGCGCTATCGCCTTAGTGGTGAAACTGACATCTTCTGCCGTTATCATGGCGGTTGAATACGAAAAGGCGCAAAAATCATTTGAATCATTCCTTGGTAGCGCCGAAGCGGCGGACAAAACGCTTGCACAACTATCCCGCTTTGCGGCTGAAAAATTCCTGCCTACTGACCAAGTTTTCAGCGCGGGCAAAGCCTTGTTGGCGTTCGGAGAAAGTGCGGATAACCTCGTGCCGGTAATGTCCCGCATCGCTGACATATCAGCGGCAACGGGCAAGAATTTCGGGGAACTTTCGATCATCTACGGCAAGGCCAGGACGGCAGGCGTATTGTACGCCGAAGACATCAACCAACTTGTCGAAGCCGGTATCCCGATCATTCAGGAGTTCGCCAAACAGATGGGCGTTTCTAACGACCAAGTAAAGAAACTGGCAAGCGCGGGTAAAATCAGTTTTGAAGAACTGCAATTGGCGTTTTTCAACCTGACCGCCGAGGGAGGCAAGTTCTTCGGCCAAGTGGAGGCGCAAAGCGAAACGTTGGGCGGGCAATGGGATAAACTAACCAATAAATTCACCGCAGGCCTTCGCAGTGTTGGCAATGCGTTGGCTGAAAACTTCCTTAAACCGTCGCTTAAATTCTTAAATGATCCTTTGGGCGCTATCGGATTAGGCGGTGGCGAGTTTGCCGCAGCGCAAGCCAAACAGCGGCAAGCCGAAGCGGATTTATTCGCCGAGCAATTAATTACCGGCGAAGTAACGACCGCCAAAACCATTTTCGACATCGCCAAAGCGGGCAACGCCGAACGCGAAGCCCTGGAATCCGCAGCTGCGAAACGACGGGCCGAACTGAATAAGAAAAAGAACGTTGACGCGAAAAAAGCCGCCGAGGAGTTTGAAAAAGCCGAATTAGAACGCGCTAAACTTCGCTTTGAGTTAACCGAAGAAGGCACCGCCAAAGAGGTGGCCGCCGAACAATTGCGGTATGACGCGCTACTCAAAGAACTGCGCAAGTATTTCAAAGGCCGGGCAGAATTGAAAGGGCTGATTGAAAAGGCCGAAAAAGAACACGCCGACAATCTTGCCGGTATCTTCGCCGATGCGCTTTCGGTTGAAATCAATGCTCTGGAAGCCCAGACAGCACAGGAACAAAAGGCCATTGAAGGCGACCGCGAACGCCGGGAGGCGGATGTGCGCGACGCGAAAAAGTACACCGATGTGTACATTGACCTTGCCGAAGAAAAATCCAAAGGCGTTATCCTTCGCCTGAAAGACCAAGGCGCAAGCGAAAAGGAACTACAAAAGACACAGCAGGAGTTTGATTTGCAAATACAACGGGCGCGCCTGGTTGCGGAATTGGAGTTTCAAAAGGGACTACTTGCCACCACCAAAGAAGGCGACGCCGAACGGGTAAAAGAGATTGAGGCGCAAATAGCGCTCATTCAGCAGAAAATTTCAAACATTGACGTATCCATCGAAACCGGCGATGGCGGGAAAAAGAAACCGTTTTCCCTGCTTTCATTGATCGGGTTAGACCCTGATAGCGAAGAAGGCAAACTGGTAGAGGAAGCCGCCCGCAAAGTAGTTGACAGCCTGCAACAGATCACGGATGCCAGGGTAGCGGCAGCGGAGGCAAACTACCAAATAGCACAGGACAACGTGCAAACGGCTGAGGACGCGCTGGAAAGAGAAATCGAACTTGCCCAACTTGGTTTTGCCAACAACGTCGACGCACGCCGCAAAGACCTGGAGGATTCAAAAGCGGCACAACAAAAAGCGCTGAATGAAAAACGCCGGGCGCAAAGGGCACAGTTAGCGGTAGATGTTGCGACACAGATTTCAAGTATTGCCGCGTCAATCCCGCAGATATTTTCCGCTTACGCATCTATTCCTTTTGTGGGCATCGCGTTGGCGGTTGCTCAAATCGCTGCAATGTTCGGATTTATCGCATCATTCAAAGCGCGGGCGGCTGCCATTTCAGGCAGTTACGGCGAAGGTGGTGAGGCGTCCGTTTCCGGGGATAGTATCGTAAGCGGCCCGTCACACGCCGGGGGCGGTGTTGGTATCGAAGTAGAGGGCGGCGAGTTTATGACTTCCGACGGAAAAAGGATTTCGATTGTAAACAAGAAAATGACCCGGCAACACTTCGGGCTACTCAAAGCGGTGAACCGAAACGACGTTCCCGGCATGGTTGCCGAAGTATCGAAACTTGCTGAGGCAAAAGGTATTCCGGGTCCGTCGCTGAATTACGCCGCAGCGGGGGCCGGTTCGTCATCAACGACCGCAACGGCGGCAAAACAAAGCATGGAGGAGGTGAAGCAACTAAAAGAGGCAAACCGCAATTTGCGGGAAATGGTCGGGCAACTGAAAAAAGAAACCGGCACCGTACAACACGCCGGAGGGGTGCGTATTGAAACGAGGGGCAACAAAAAGCGCACCGTATGGCAGTAGCATTACGATACAAAATAGAATCCGCGACAATCACGCTGCAAACCGTGACACCTACCTTTGACGGGCTGTTTGAGGATTCGCCCGAACGGGAGCAGGTGTATTTTCGCCGGTCTATCCGCAACGCCGTAACCTTCAAAGGGGCCGACTATACTACCCTGATTGCCCTGGAAGAAACGATTTGTGAGGAGGTCACGCTAACCATTGAGCGCCAATGTACCGGAGGCTCTTATGTAGCATTTTGGGAGGGCGTTTTTACGTTGCAAGACGCGACAATCAACAAAGATCAATGCTTTATTCGGGTTAAGTGTATCCCGAATGATGAATACAAATGCTTTTTGGTAGCGCAAAAAGAGGAACAAAACGTGTTTGCGCTCGACCTGGTTGAGGCGCGGGGGTACAATGGATTTTATAACCTGGAATGCTACAAAAGTGTGTCGTTGATCGACTGCGAAACCGAGGCGACACCGGAGCCGCCCGACTTGGCGGAATGGTGCGCAGAGCCGGAAAGCGATGTTTGCAACCAGTACACGAATGAGGAGGGAGATACGGTATGGGAGCGGGTGGTATGTTACGACCGGCTTACCTTCCCTGGTACGTGTTCGGGCGGCACACCCTCGCCGCCAGGGGATTCGCTTTCGGATTGGACGCTATTGGAAAACAACTGCCCAACCTCATCTACCTATTTCCGCTGCCCAAACAATAGCAATGTTTTTTTCAAATATTCCACCGGGCGATGGTTCGCCGATGTGATAACCGAAATGATCGAAACCGGATTAGGGTGCGGCTTAACGCTCGTCTCCAACTTTTTCGACGTTAACGCAGATGCCACCAATCCAAGTAATGCCGCATACACGTATGCAGAAACCTATCTGCAATCGCTGACATTCCACCAAAAAAGCGACATCAAACGCCCGTACAACTCCAACCCGGCGCTTTCCACCGTGTGGAATCTGAAACTCAAAGACCTGTTGGATGACCTACGCATAGCCTTCAACGTGTATTACAAAATCGAAGGCGCAACTTTCCGCTTAGAACACGCTTCCTACTTTGCCGCCGTTGCCGGGCTGGACCTGACCGGGCGCTCATTAAAAAACGTGTATGAAAACGACTATTCCGACCAACCGAAGGAGGAGCAATATTTCTACGCCGACCAGGAGTGCAGCACGGCGTTTCAATCGCAGCACATTCAATACGAATGCGGCGAAGACCCAAGGGAATACCGGCTGAAACTGTTTTCTTTCGATGTGGGCTTTATTTCCGACATCTACCAAAAGGAAGTGGTTGCCGATTCGGGGTTTGTTCTTATTTCAACCTTTGACAGCGGCGGCACAAACTACATAACCGACGACAACCTGCCACTTTCATGGCCTTACCTCCACGAAAACCTGCACCTACACCGTAAGGCGTCCGAAAGCCTAACAATCAACGGCACCCCAACAACGGCGCTAACCTTCAGAAAACAGCGCAAAGCGCCGGCCATTATTGCCCGGCTGTGCTGTGAGGATGATTTCGACGCCGCCGATACGATCACCACAGATATGGGTGAAGCCGACGTAGATACCGCCGAATCGAACGTACTGCGTGAACACGTAACCCTCAAACTCAAATACTAAATTATGGCACTGAATGTACTACCGCCAACCTCTTTAAGATTACACACATCCACTGCCAAACAGGCGGGCCGGGCGCGCTATTGCGAGGGCAATATAAATATGTTCAAAAACGTGACGCCGTACACGACGCTCCCGCCGTTTTGCGAGGTTGCGACCTCAAACGCAGGCGTTACCGAAGTGCTGTTAATTCCTTACGACCTGGAGGCGGACAATATCGATGTGACTTCGGATATAACCTTTGACACCGCTACCGAAGGGCTGTTAACCTGGTACGCCTACAATGGCGGCGCGGTAATTGACCCGGACGCAAACGTAAGTTCTGCCGAGGTGGGCGGGCCGATCACCTTTCGGGAGTGGGTAGATGTGTACGAGGGCGGTCCGTTTTATTTTCGTGTTACTGTCGGAAGCGGCGGAGGCGCTATTCGCCATTATTCGGAGTGGTTCTATTTTGAAGATGTGGAAACCGCCAACCCGGCAAGCGAATGCAATCGCATCAAATTGGAATGGTATGACACTACGTGTGGGCAGGGGAATGTGCGGTATGACCTGGCTAATATCGTGAACAAATTGTACCTACTTTCCGACGTTGGCGAGCCGTCCTACTTGTACGACGAAGACGGCCAGGAAGACGGCGACAAAGAGATTGACCCGGTTTTCCAGAAAGTTACCCGCCGCAGCCGGTTCAGGGTTGTGATACCCGAATACATATCCGAAGCCTTCGCCCTTATCCCGTTATGCAATACCGTCCTATTGACTGACCAATTTGGCGACCAGTACAACATAACCAATATTGAAATATCAGACCCTGAATGGTTGAATGGGTGTATGGGTAGGATTGAATTTGTGTATTCGCACTCCTTGGATTACATAATTAAGCGCTGTTGCTAATTGACGCCGTGTCACAGGTTGGTTTTTGTGTTGCCGGTAACTTTGTACCACAAACAAACAAACACAAAAACACGTAGAAAATGGCAGTTTGCACCACCATATTGCCCGCCGCAAGTGCGGATGAATGCGCGGTTAATGGCGTATTCGGGGAAATTTCCCGCATTTATTTTACCCGTCACTCCACTGTTGACGAATTGGCAGACGCCACCGACGACGCCGAATGGGAAACCCGGCTTTCCAACTCGACAACCCTTTCCGCTTCCAACGTAGCCGCTGCAATCCGGTACTTATACGGCAAAGGCGAATTGGTGGAGCCGGAACAAACCACCATCCCGGCATCCCTCGACCGCGAGGTTTACAGCCCGGCAAAGTTTACCGTCAATTTTACGGTTGATGATACGAGCGCAACGAACTACTCGTTTGCGTCTTCCCTGGTTGCCGCCAACGGCCAACTTTTTAAGTGTTGGATGTACAACGACGGCTACCTTTTCGGCGGTGACGCAGGATTTGCCGCAACGATGCGGGCGCGGTTCATCATCCCGAAGGAAAAAACCGCCTTGCGGACTATCGAAATTTCCCTCGTTTGGACAGACACCATGCCGACAATGGCGACTTCGGCCTTTATCCCGACACCGGCGTAATGACGCGAAAAAGCAGAAAATAGACAGCCCGCCCGCAATGATTCGGGCGGGCTGTTTTCATTAAAAAAATATACCTTAAAATGGCTACAAATAGCGCTACGGTAGATTTTGCGGTCCCTCGGATGGATTTCAAAAACATAGAAAGCGGGTTTGCTTACCTCGTAAACCTGGACATTGAAGACGAAGCCGGGGCGGCTATCACCGTAACCTCATGGGGCGTTGAAATGGTTATCACAACTTTCGATGGTGACGCGGTTGATACGCTTACCGTTGGCGACGGGATAAGCGTTTCAGGTAGCACAATTAATATAACCCTTTCCGAGGTATTAACCGCCGCAATGAACGGATCAAATAAGTATGAAATGACCGTCACTGTTTCGGCGGTTGAATATCCATTCCTAAAAGGCTGCATCGTTGTATTATGAGCAATGTAACTGTAAAAATCGGAGCCGTAGTGGCTAAAATAACCGTTCGCGGCGGCGCTACCGTTGACGTGGGCAGGCTTATTCCCGCCGGAGGAACAACCGGCCAGGGGATTATAAAAAGTAGCAACACTGATTATGACATCGAATGGAGCGACACCGCAGGAGGCGGCGGCGCGACGTGGGGCAGCATTACCGGCACCTTATCCGACCAAACCGACTTGGACACGGCGCTCGACAACAAACAACCCCTCGACGCGGAACTAACCGCAATCGCCGGGCTTACAAGCGCAGCCGACAAGGCTCCGTATTTCACCGGCTCAGGCACGGCGGCGCTCGCAGACCTTACCACGTTCGGGCGTAACCTAATTGACGATGCCGACGCAAGCGCAGCCCGCACGACATTGGGCCTTGGCACCGCTGCCACTTCCGCGACCGGCGATTTCGCCGCAGCCGTACACACGCACGCGATAGGCGATGTAACGGGACTGCAAACAGCGATTGACGGCAAGGCCGCTACATCGCACACCCACGCGATAGGCGACGTTACGGGCCTACAAACGGCCTTAGACGGCAAGGTTGACGAAAACGCCGCAATAACCGGCGCGACAAAGACTAAAGTAACCTACGACGCGAAAGGCTTGGTTACTGCCGGGGCAGACGCCACGACGGCGGATATTGCCGACAGTAGCAACAAGCGGTATGTTACGGACGCGCAATTAACCGTTGTGGGGAATACATTCGGCACGAACACAGGCGACGTAACCCTTGCCGGCACGCCTGACTACATTACTATCTCCGGGCAAACGATCACGCGGGGAGCGATTGATTTGGCAACCGACGTAACCGGCAATCTGCCTGTTGCTAACCTTGCCGGAGGCAGCGGCGCAAGCGGGTCTACTTTTTGGCGGGGCGATGGGACATGGGCAACGCCCGCAGGGAGTGGCGATGCGCTTACAGCAAATCCGCTTTCGCAATTTGCCGCAACGACAAGCAGCCAATTGGCGGGGGTAATTTCGGATGAAACCGGAAGCGGCGCTTTAGTGTTCGCAACATCCCCCACCCTGGTAACACCGGCGCTTGGTACGCCATCATCCGGCACCCTAACGAATGCCACAGGGTTGCCGCTTACCACAGGCGTAACCGGCATACTGCCAACAGCCAACGGCGGAACGGCCAACGCATTTTTCACTGTCACCGGCCCGGCAACGAGCGCTAAAACATTTACTTTTCCGAACGCATCCAGCACGGTATTAACGAGCGATACCGCCGTGACGGTTGCGCAGGGCGGCACAGGCAGGGCAACAAGTACAACAGCATACGGCCTACTTGCCGCAGGAACAACAGCCACCGGCGCGCATCAAACGCTCGCCGCCGGGGCAACTACGGAAATACTGGTAGGCGGCGGCGCAAGCGCATTACCTGTATGGACAACGGCCACAGGAAGCGGTGCACCTGTTCGGGCAACGACACCCACTTTAGTAACGCCCATTTTGGGGGTTGCTGCGGCAACGTCGGTTAATAAGGTAGCAATTACAGCCCCGGCCACATCCGCAACGCTGACAATAGCCGACGGGGCAACGTTGACCGCATCGGCTACCGCAACAGTAAGCGGCACAAATACAGGCGACCAAACAATTACATTAACCGGCGATGTAACAGGCAGCGGTACGGGTAGTTTTGCCGCGACAATCGCAAACAGCGCGGTCACACTCGCCAAAATGGCCGACATGGCCACAGATTCCTTTTTGGGCCGGGATACCGCCGGAACCGGAGCGCCGGAGGCGCTGAGCGCAGCGACAACGAAAACAGTCCTTTCCTTAAACAATGTAGAAAACACTGCCCTTTCTACGTGGGCAGGAACAACGAACATAACGACAGTCGGAACAATCGCCGCCGGGGCTTGGAGTGGCACCGAAATAGCCGTAGCAAAAGGCGGCACGGGATTAACAGCGTTGGGTACGGCGTTGCAGCAATTACGGGTTAATGCCGGGGCAACGGCCCTCGAATATTTCACCCCATCGGCGGGTAGCGGGGATATTATTAACGGCGGCAACACAACCGGCGCGGCGGTAACAATCGGCACAAACGACGCCTTTGCGTTGAACCTTGAAACAACAGGCGTTACTCGCATGGCGATAACCGGCGCAGCAAGCACGGGCGGGGCAGTAACGATTACGAATGTAACAGCGAACACGAACACGGTGCAGGATGTGTTAACGATCCAAACCAACAGCACCGGCACGGCGGCGGCATCATTCGGCGGCGGCATCCTATTTCAGGGCGAAAGTAGTACGACCAATAACCAAGATATGGCCCGAATAGGGGCAGTTTGGACAACAGCCACACACGCAAGCCGTGAGGCTAAGGTTAGTATTCAATTGGGAAATAACGCGGGAGCATTGGCTGAAATCGCTAACTTTAACGTTTCTGGGTCTAATAGCGGGCAGTTAAGTATTGGTTCATCTTCCGCATTATTAATCACAAACGGAACCATAACTCCGGCGACAGGCCTGGTAATTGGCGGCGCATCTCAAAACATAACTATTTCATCCACAGGAGCATCTACAAATTTGACCCTGGATCAATCGTCTAACGGCGCAACCACTGCGGGCGGCATTGTGGTTGGCGATGCGGCTACGTTTACCCAAACAAGCGGTACAAGAAATTATATGAATTTCAATTATGGATTTGCGCCAACTTCCGGCACTGCAATACATAACCAACTTGTATTTTCTGGCACCTTCAACCAGACGGGCGGCGCATCCGGTATAACGCGGGGCATCTACGTCAATCAAACCCTTACCGCCGTAGCGGATTTTCGCGCCCTGGAAATAACGGCCAACGCGGCGAACGCAAAAGCCCTATACATCACCGGCGCAAGCAGTACAAGTAATATCGTAGGCGGCGTGATGTTCGGCAGCACCTCAACCGTTTCTGCCGTTGCAGCAATCGAAGTAAGCAGCACAACCAAAGGGGTACTACTCCCCCGGATGACGACCACAGAACGCGACGCCATAAGCGCCGTAGCGGGGCTATTAATCTACAATACAACAACGGGAAAGTTAAACATTTATACGACGGCCTGGGAGGCCGTTACAAGCGCATAATTATGAATACAACACACATCAATACATTACTCGTACTCGCTGAGCGCGCCCGCCAGGCGGGGTTAATTCAATTCGATGAAATGCCCGCCGTCCTGGAAGCAGTCAAAGCGGGAAGGGATACGATACAAGCCGCGCAAGCGCAGCCGGTAATGACAGCGGAAACGACGCCGGAAAAGGCGAAAAAATAGAAAATTGGCACGGCGTTCGTCTATATAGGCGAAACGCCGCGCTATGAAACAGGAGATTATGAAGGCATTGTTAATCCTTGCACAATCCACAATCGACAAGGCCCGCCGCAAGGGGTTTGATATACTGCTACTATTGGGCGGTATCTCTGTTATGGCCTGGTGGATACTCAGGACAGAAGTAAAGATCGAAGCGCGGGAGACGAGGTGGGAAAATAAGTTAGAGCGCGTCAACTCCGAATGGAGCGCGGCGCTTAACGCCACTAATCGCCGACTGCTGGACTGCGAACGCGACAAGTACGATCTGTCTATTCGGGTAGCCGTGCTGGAGTATGCACAGACAAAAAACAAAAAACGTTAAACAAACATTACATACTATGGCACAACCACAAAAGGCATTCAGCCTGTCATCGAAAAACCTTTGGTTTCAAGTAACGCTTTTGTTCCTTGCAATCGCCGCAGGTTTGGGGATTAATTTCCCGTCATCGCCGGAAGCAATTGCCGGGGATATTGTCAACACGTTTACCAATTCCGGCATTTATGCGGTCGTTGGCATCCTGGTCGTTTCGGTCATTGGCCCGATTTACAATTTTATTAAATCGAAGCCGAAACTTTCATTTTCCGCCTTTATCGCCGATGCAAATAACTGGGTATATATTGTCAGTTTTTTGGCGTCCGGCGCTATCCTATTAGGTATCAATATTCCGGCAGGAACGGCGGAACAACTTGTGGCCGCTGTATTTGCGCGTGATTGGGCCGGTATCGCGTCCGTTGCCGTCGGCAGTGTCTTAGTGCCGCTTGTGCGGTACTTCATTGACAAGGCCGCTAACAGTGAACCTATCACGCCCTCTAAAAACTGAAACATGGAAAACCCGGAAATTGATCGTAAAGATTTAGCGTTCATCATTGCAGAACGCAGCGGTATTTCGCCCGTTGAGGCGCTTGAGTCATTGAAACACTTAGGCCCGGCTATCGCCGACGCCCTGGTAAGTCACGGCAGGGCCGAAATCACCGGCTTCGGAACGTTCCGCCTGGAAGATCGTGCGCCGCTCAAAGGCATCCTTAACGGGACGGCCTGGGAGACGCCACAACGGCAGGAAATCGTTTTTGAGGCATGGCCCAGCGTTGCGGAAATTGTAGCAACCAGAACCGGCGTACCGACCTACTAAGCCATTTTGCGCCCTCATGGGATTGTTGTTTTTTAGATGCGCCCTGCCGGGATAGTCCGGCGGGGTTTTTTCAAACCTAAAAACATGGAATTAAAGCACTTTAAGCCGGCAGAATTTACGGAAGATTTGCGCCCCGTATTCGACAAAATGCACCCGGATTTCCTTCTCAAACTGGACACGTGCCGCGACCTTTGCGGCGTTCAGTTCGCTATCACATCCTCATACCGCAGCCCGGAGAAAAACCGCAGGGTCGGCGGCGCGCCGGGTTCGATGCACCTGAAAGGCCGAGCGGTGGATATAACCTGCCCCGACGGCGCAACGCGGGCTATCATTATGAAAACGGCGCTTACTTTAGGGTTGAGTGTTGGCGTAATGCGTAACGGGTTGCACCTGGATGACCGCGAAACTCAAATTGTTTTCCACTATTATCCGAGATACGGCGAAGGAAATGCAGAGGATGAATAGCATTTTGTTGACACCAACAAAAAGCCCGGCGCATCTTGCGAGCGTCGGGCATGAATAAACCCCAAATTACCAAAATGAAAACTTGACAAATCCTATTGACAAAGATACGCGGTGTTGTTAATAGATGCAATAGGGCGCTATGGGAGCACCTCCCAGGTCATCATAACGCCGTGCTTATCCTCGTATTTGCTCGGGTAAATTCCGACATATTGAAGGCTCCAATTTTTGGGAAAAATAAGTTTTTTGTCGCCATTAGTGCCCAAATCAAAGTTTGAAGATTTGAATATTGCGCTGACCTGCTTGGTCAATACGTTTACATGGGCAACTCTTGTCAATGTTTTGACGAAATCCCAATCGGATTCTTTAAGGTTGCAATCTGCGCTTAGTGCCATTTTTAAGTATTTTTTTCGTTTAATTCCAAATATGCCAGCGCGGCGGCTTCGGCTGCTGATTCGTGTTTAAATTGGTCGTATCCGTTTGCGGATTCGAGGTAAAACAACCCGTCTCCATCCCACCTTTCCAGTATACAAAACTGCGGTAACTCTCTCAATATATCCCCCACCGTCGGGAGATACACCAACCCGCCAAAATCGAGATCGTCAAAATAGTCATCAATAACAGGGCGAACGCCTGGAGCGTGACGAATAACCGGAGTGTACATTCCTTTCTTTTCGCCATACACATATACAAACCCCGTGCCGGCTCCCCACCATTGCCCCGGCGCGGGGTTTGGTTGCGGGAATCCGGCGGCGGCTAAAAGGCGGGCGGTTTGTACGGTTACTGTTTGAGTGTTCATAATTTAGATTTTGAATTATGGCAGCCATGAACCATAGGCCCACGAGCCAAGAAATAATTTACATTCTTTGCAATACCTGTCTTTTTCGCACTCCAAGTTGTCTAATCGGCTTGTTGTGACGTCCTTAAATTGAGTTGATCCGCACGCGCATTTTATCGGCTCAAGATCATTGGCCAATAAGCCTTTTTCTATTTTTGCATCAAAATTGCTTGTTAGCCCTTCGAGTGTTGTTATGGTAGGCCAATTTCCTTTGTTTGTCATATCTTTTGTTTTAGAAGTAATCCTTTTTTGCGCTCCAAACAAAGCCATATTTCCCACCCCGTTATCCGGCCATCCTTCGCCCCGCGCATTATCCTATCCCCATCCCGGCACCACCCATCCAAGCCGCTATTCTTATAGTACGCCGGATTGGAAAACCCGGCATAAATCACCTTTTCAGGGGTAGCGCCAATATTGGCGGGGGAAAATATCGCCAAATACAAATCTATGGTGTTTCTCATATCCGGCCTCCCGGCCTGTTCCCATTTGCGAATCAAATACCGTTCCGTCAAATCCATTATAAACACCACATCCCGCCGATTACAGGCTGCGATAACTTGCGGCATCGTTACCCCCAACCCGGAACACCCGACGCGGGTGAATTGAATCCATCCGGCTGCAATCCGATCATCACGAACGCGGAAGGGGTTAAGGCCGCATTCCAGCAGGGCGCTTTCGTAAATTGCAAGCGGGGTGCTGTTAATCTTTGCCGCCGTTTCGGCTGTTCTGCGAATCACAATAGCAGCCTCGTAACTGTCGCAGTGCTCCCGTATCCGTGCATCGTACAAGGCGACGGCGTGATCGGGCGTTACGGCTGTTGTGGTGGACAGATAGACGGGGTTTGCCATATCTTCAGCCCATTGCAGCCCGTCGGTTATTTGCGGGGAGAAAAGGAAGATCAACGTTCCGAAAAAAGCCGACTTAATCCAAAAGCCTAACGTCCACACCGGCACGGCCAGCCGCCGGATGACGGCGATCATTGCCGACCATGACGCCGAGATGAGGCGAAGCGCCTGGAGGAACGCCACAAAGATCAGGACGCAGACAAGCCACCGGATAGGGGCGTGGGTAAGGATGATTTGTAGGAAGTCGGATAGGGCGTTCATTTTTCGAGGGCGCTTTGCATTTCTTCGATGTGATTAGTTAGCCGGGCGATGACATCCGAAAGGCGTTCGTTTTCAGCGCGCAATTGCTCAATCATTTTTGCGCCATCCGCGCAAAGCGGGTCAATTCGCCCAAGCGCCCATGTTGCGCCATTTGCAAAGTCAACATCTGCCCAAAAATAATTGTCACGCTGTCCGCTATTAAATATCTCTGCCATATACCTATTTGCAGCTGGCATTATTTCTTTTTCAGTAAGCATCGTTTCAAATATTTAGTGCTGTTATCAAAACCATACAAAAAACCCATGCGACGCCGCAAAAAACGGCGTAATGCAGGAAAGCCGCTACGCAAATCACTATAAACCCATCCAAAGGGAGCGGCAAAAAGAACACTGCCAAAATATGCCAGTGCGAAAAATCAACCCCAAATTTCCGGGAAAGCCAAGACAGCGTAAAAACCGCCAAAATGTTTCTTATCCCGAACCATTCCGTTTTTCCAGCGTGGGCGGGCATCTTCGCCCGTACCGAATCGAATACCCAATGCAGCCGCTTTTCTAACCAACCCGCCCCAATGATCGGGAACGCCGCCGCCCGGCGAACAATTACCGGACGGCCTAAAGCGCGGGATAGTTCGTACTCTATTTGCGCTATCCTTTGCGGCACATTAGTCGCTATCCCGATTTTGAAGCGGGGGAGCCGCCAGGGGAGCAGCGACCATGTGAATAAGCAGTAAAGCCATTTCATGTTCCTATCCGTTAAGTTGAGGGTAATTGCCGCCGCCAAAGCGCCCGCGTTCGGGTTCATTGCCGCGAGCGGGGCTAAAGTTCGGGGTAAGGCGCGAAACAATATAATAGGCAATACCGGCCAGGAAGCCGCCAAAGACCGTAAGCGGAAGCGGGCCAGCGCCGGTAGATATTGCCCACAGCATTAAGTTGATAAGCACAACGGCGGCAACGGACAGCAGCACAACAACAAGCGAACGGCGGGCGACTTTGTGTTCATGGATCATTCCTTCGGACGCAAACACGCGGGCCGATACCCATGCCACTATTGCGAAGATTAATAATATTGGGTAGATAATCCAAAACGTACTCATAACCACTTCCCACCAAGGCTTTGCCATTGCGCCCGCCGTTTGGCTTGCTTTCCATATCTCATACTGTGCCACTTCGGCCATTTCAATCATTCGGGTACTGTCGGGCATCTGGAAAGATTCGCCCTGCAAATCCTCGGCCGCCGCAGTTTCATTGTACGGCCTCATGGCAGCCGCTTTGGTCGCAGGCCGGGCCGCAACTTCGCCCGTCTGCGAAGCCTTGTAAACGCTTTTGTTGCCCGCCATCACAGCAAGCAATTCACCGCCACCGCTGTCGCGGTAGCCGGGTACTTTTTTCAGTAGTTCCGCGTAATTGTCGGAACCGTTGCCCTTCCGGTATATGTCGGACTGAGCGAAAATATACGAAACGGAAACGCCGGAAGGCGGAACCTCATTACCTATTTTCGTTGCCGCTACTTTCGCGGATTTCTGCCCGAAGGCCGAAAACGAAAAGAGCAGGAAAACCATAACGGAAGCGCCTACCATTTCCGCGAAAGTCACGGAAGCGCGGGCCGGATTGATCGACAGTTTTTTCCGTGCCGACCATTCGCGGAAGTGCGGCGCGAAGCGGTCAATGTAGACCCGAAATTCCGTTATATCTTCCGTTGTGAAGCGGGCGTTTTTCGCCACTATCCTTTGCTCATCTGTCCAATTCTCCGTTTGAAACGGCGCGTCATCGCGGGTAAAAACTATGTCATCTTCACCCGGCCCCGTGTAGATTGTTGCGCCGGGTTGCCCTTGTTTCAAAGACACTACCCACCGGGCCGGGGTTGTTTGCTTTCTTGCAACCGCCAAACGTTCGGCATATTGTTCGTCTGCTTCGCCGGGGTAAGACGCCACAAGTATATCAGGCCCAAAAGCGGGCGCGAGCCATATTGTTTCGGGCAACGCCGTTGACGTATCAAAATGCAAACGAACGCCGATAATGGAAAGCAGCCGCGTTGCCGGGCCTTCCTCTGGGCCAACCGTCGGCGTAAATTCAGGCACCGACACGGCCAGGCCGCGCAATATGGCGAAGGCCATGCAGCCCGCCGTTACCGTCACGATTGTCAGGAAGATCGTGATTAACTGATTGTGCAGTATTTCCGCGTGGGCAGGATGGGTTGCCGTAAGGTATAGCCCGGCAACGATAAGGCCGGCGGCTATTATGACCGGGATCATTATCCAGTGCGGCCACAGGTCGCGGCGCGTGTGGATGAAATTTTGAAGGATTTTTGCAACGTTTTCCATTTTTTTACATTGTTGATTGTCAGATAATTAGGGGGCTTTTTTGCAAAATTGAAATCAAACCATTAAAACCCCTCCCCCGCTTGTTTCGATAGGGCGGAATGTACCTTAGTTATGTATGATTCGCTCCACCCTTTGCGGCCCTTAAAGGCGGCTACTATTTGCGCGCAGGATTTCGTAACCATGTATCGTTTTATCATCAAAGCTTTTGCTTCCTTTACTTGCTTCACTCCGAGCGCCCGGCATATTTCCTTTTTTTCCGCACCTGTTAGCGTTGTGGGCGCGTTTCCATGTTGCCAGGCTATTCCGTTCCCCTCGACAACGCCGTGCGCGTCTGTAAGCGATTTAGGCGCGGCGGAGCGCGGGCGGGTTGTTGCCGTCTTTCCAGATGAGTAGATTATCATTAGTCTAATTTTGAATCTCTGAATAAATAAAGAGCGATAAATGACGCCGCGCAAATGAACGCGCAAAGGCTACCGGTTACCACGTTATCAACCACCGGCGTCTTAAATACTTCAAAATGCACCTTCCAAGCCGCGCAATCCACGAAAAAGATAAAAGCCAGTGCATTGCCGCTTGTGCGGGGCAAAGTGCTGTCTGAAGCCAACAGGAGCGCAGCCAGGACAACGATAAACACCGTTCCCCCTCCGATTTGGCCGGGAATGTCCCACAACACGGCGCAATCGTACCAGATCAACAGCCCGTGCATCACAACCACCGTAAAAAGCAGGGCCGAAATAAGGAAGCGGCGCACCTGATGAAACGACGGCCAAACAAATTTTGCCCGCCCCGGCGCGGGGGTATTCTCGACAGCCGGGGCAGGTTGGTTAACAGGTATGGTTGAATCAGTCCGAATAATCTGTTTTGGCGGGGCCGGTTTGGCGGGAGCGGAAATAGCCGGACGCGGGGCGGAAGCGTTACCCAAAAGTATCCGCTGCTCATCTTCCGTTAATTCGGAATAAAGCGACCACTTTCCGCCGGATGGGTGTGGAAGTTCCTTTTTTGCTTTCCGCCAAAGCGTATCCGGTTTCCGGCCATACGCTTCCGCTAATTCCGTTATATTCATCCGTTTTCCTATTTCGTGAATTTGTCCCATTTTCCGTTTCCGTTTCCGACGGAATCATTTTCCGTTCATGGCACAAATGTACACGCTTAAATTTATATTCCAAACACTTTGGAAATTAATTTCGATTTTTCTTTCCAAATTGATGGGAACGCCCCATATTTGCGGCATGGAACTAAACATGACCCACATGGAAGCATGGAAGTATTTTTATAAGTGGATGGAATCACGCCGCGATGCGGGCGAGATTTCGCAAATACCGAAAGATGTTCAGGAAGCGAAGTACGCCGCAAACGGCGACCGCCGGCACGGCCTCGGAGAAAAGCGTATAAAAAACCTACTCACCAAATACGCACCCGACCGCTACGAATTTCGTGAAACCGTTATCCTAAAGGATTGAACCATGACCACAAAGGAAAAAGTAATCAGGGCCGCAATAGCGGACGCAAAAAGGCAGATTGAAAAAATAGACGCATTGCTCAATGCCACGCCTATTTCAGAGATTATCAAAATAAGGGAAGAGGCGCGAGCGCTACTGGAGCAAAATCAGGGTATTGGAAAAAGGACAGACCCGGAGTTTTTAAAAGCGTTGGAAGGATTGTCGCATCGCGAAAAAAAGCAGTTTCGTATTGCTAAAAGCATGAAAAACAGCACCGACCTGATTGAAAAGAAAGTGAAACTTGATTTTGAGTTGCGCGACCTGAATAACGAACTTTACTTCCTAACAAGATGACCACCATCCACATCCCGGCGGCATCCTGCACATTACCGAATCAAAGGCACTTTGCCCGGCGTGTAACGCCCTCAGCCTATCGAAAAACTGGAACCAAAATGGGAGAAAGTAAAGGGCTTTTCGATGCGCCACAAATGCCAGTGCGGGAAGTGGATGCACATAACCTGTAATTATATGGGCGACTTTGTCGCGTATGATTGAATAACATTTGCCACCACCGCAAACAAAAAAGCCCCGGCGTAGTGCCGAGGCTTTTTTCGTCTAACTGTCGTTTCCCGGCCATCGGCGCTATGCGCGCCGGGGCGTGAAACTTTGAGTTAGCGGTAATTTAAAATAGAGAACGTGCCGATCTTTGCCTTTTCGCCGAAAATGATAATGCACATCGGCAGCCAAAGACCTCGTTCTTCGTCGTTAAAATTTACTTCGCCATTGATAAATCGAATTTCTGATTTGACACAAACTTCCGCCCACCATTTTGTATTACTTCTTACTGGAATTAAACAAACTTTCGTTCCTCCAAGTCTTCCGGCATCGTTACACGCTTTCTTTACCCACTTATTCAAGTCTCGGCTAAATGGAGGATTCATCCAGCAGTTACCCTCCCAATCCATCGAAAGGGCATTATCTTCCTTTGTCCAATAATCTGACAACTTATGGTTTAATGCACTTGCGCAGACATCTTTCGTTAAGCCGAACTCGCATATCAGTGGCTCCACTATTTTAAGTGGAGTGCTGTATTCGACACTAATGCTTGATCCGACTATCTTGGTTCCCATGTATAAAGATTTTATTGTGAGTAAAAAATACCGCTAACCCGCTTCAACTTCCATGCTCGCTAAACGGTCGCACAGTCGTCGAAGCCTCAGTTAAAGACAAAATTCAATCAATCCCTCCACCACCGCCGTAACGGTAGTTCCGTCTTTTTCGGCAGTCTTAACGAGCCTTTCCGAAAGATCGGCGCGGATGGTCAGGTTGTGCCGCACGTGCGGCTTTTGGGCGCGTCCGCCGCCGGGTTTCTTCGGGCGGGGCGGGATGCCGGCGTTAAGGTTTGTGTGTAACGCTTTCGCCGCTTGGTAATCGGTAAAAGGGCCAAGCGTTTCGCCGTTTGAAAATGGCCGCTGGCACAGTGTCCAGCGGTGGGAGGGGCGAGAGCGGGAGAGGTAGTAGTTTACCATGCCGTCACAGTTTTTTCCCGAAATACGGGTTTTTCATAATTTCCCCGGCGCCGTTTTTGAAGTGGGAAAACTTTCCCAGAGAAAACCCGGCGGGCCATCCAGTTCCGTACAATGTAAACCCATACACATCGTGCATGGAAACCGAAATAATTGGCGTCCAACTTTCGTTGATAAGAACCTCCGAGATCGATGGTAAGATATTAACCATTTTTCGTTTCATTTTTCGCCCTCCCTGGGCCAGGTTGCCGAAATACCCGGCGTTATCCTTCTTATAGTGGAATGGGCTATGCCCTTACGTATTTTTCCAAAACCAAAGACGCCGTATGAAAACAAGTTTTATCCATAGGCCGCGTCTGCGGTGTCCGTCTGGGTCGTGTACGGCGCGCCTCATTTGGCAGCATATTTAGCCGCTACGCTCTTTGCGCTTGCAATATCGTTTTCAGACATTGCGGTATAATCCTCATCGCCCTCAATTATTGCAATAGCGTCTTTCATGGTCATTATTTGTTTGGCAAGGTCATCCATTTCTTTGGCGTCTACTTCGCCATTTTGGTAGTATTTGTCGGATGCGTTAATGTGTTTTGTTTTGAGGGCAGAGAGGTCTGATTTTGCGGCGGATACATTGTAGGTTGTCATCTTGTTTTGTTTATTGCGTTACGTCTTATTGACAGAACAAAGATGCGCAAGATTGTTTGACCGCGCAAGTGTCTATCGACGAATGTGCGTTTTTTATCGACGAACGGAAGAAAATAGACGAAAAGACAAAAAAACACCCGGCCTGCTCGTTTGCAGACCGGGTATTTTAATTTCATCCCTCAACTTTCCCGGCGGAGAGCCGGGTACTACGCTTTAGCGTTGGTTGGTTTTTTTTATTCGAGCCAAATACCGTGCCAGACGCCTATATATGTATTGCTTTTTAAGTACCTTGTTTTGGGTATTTTTGAAAATAGGTGAAAATAAATTTGGAAGTGTAAACAAGAAAGTCAATCTTTGTGTCAACAAAAAAGGAAATAAATGGAAAAGATAATTTACCCGCTGAACGATGAACAAACGCACTTCTTAGAAGTGTGTTTTGAATGGTTCACCGAATACGATACCCGGCAGGAATGGCCGGAAATAAACAGCGTTTCACTTGACGGCCTTATGGTTATTAAGGTAGACGAAATTCCGAAAGAATTAAGGCAGGCAATTATAAACCGCATTTATGAGCAACGCTAAAGAATACACGCCCGCCGCTGGCGCTTTCACGCTGGCGGCCAAGCGCACCGGATATACAAAGCAGTATGTTAGCCAGTGCTGGAAAGCCGGGAGGCCGCTTCCGATCATTACCGCCGTCATTACGGCATCGGTAGAGATCGTTAACCATAAGCGCGAAGAACGCCGCCAATACGCGGCCATGCTCCGCAAAGCGGCGCAACTTAGTCAAGAAGTTAACGAAGCCGCCGACGCGGCACAATAACCACCACCATGACAAATCCAACACAGATACCAAACCCGCCAAAACGCATCCGCATAACAAAGCAAGTGCGCTCTTCCAAACTTGCGGAAGCCGAAAACATCCGGCTTCACAACGAATACTACAAGCAAACCAAGCCCGAAATGATGGGTGATTATTTCAACTCTTAACTATTTTCACAATGGCGACAATGACCACAACCGGCGGCAATTATGGCCGCAAATTTGGAATCAGCCGCGAAAACGGCCAAACTCCAACTAAAGGACGCTCCTACTTTTTCGAGTGGCTCCAACAACTTCCTTCCGACCAAGGGAAGCGCAAATTTGAGACGCGCACCGGCAACGACGGCAGCCCGAAGTACTACGAACTTTTCCAAGCGATTGACGGCTATTTGATAGCGATTGACCGCGAAGTAAAGACGAATTTCAAAACACAGGAACCGGAGGCATGGCTTGTATTGCATTTTATTGACGCCGAAGAACAGTACCGGGTAGAGGTGGGGCAGATTGACAACCGATATGCCACCGACTTTATGAAGCGCATCCTGGATAAGAATTTCGACCCGAACCAAAAGGTTCGCATCTCGCCGGTTGAAAGCCAAGCGACGGCAACCAGTAAGGGCGGGTTATTCCTTAGCACCTATTCCGGCCCGAACAAATTAGAGGCGTCATTCAGCGCCCCGCATTTGGCCGGCATGCCGCAGCCCGATACGCGGGAATGGAAAGGCAAAACCGAGTATAACTGGTTGCCTGTTGCGGAGTGGTTGTATGAGCAGGTGCAAACATGGGTAGTTCCGAAGTTGATGAAAGACCCGATAGCAGCACCGCCGCGCGTTCCGCTTCCATCGCCAACCGGCACCCATACGCCGCAAGCGGAATACAAAGCGCCAGCGCCGCCGGTTAACACCGCAGTAACGGCCAACCATGAACCGCCAAGCGACGATCTGCCCTTCTAAAATGTCCGACATCACCCTGACATATTACGGAAGCGTACAACAGGACGGCACCCTAAAGTTGCCAGGGGCGAAGATTCGGCGGGAAGTGATTGAGTTTTCAGGGAAGGAAATAGAAGTCACTTTCCGCCGCAAACGGAAACACCGCAGCGACCCGCAAAACAGATACTATTGGGGAGTAGTGGTTGAGATGATAAGATCAGGGATGAAAGAAATGGGGGACACGGTAACGCCCGACCAAGTACACGAATTTTTGAAATGGCGATTTCTAAGGGAGCAAAGAATAGACGAAAGCACAGGCGAAGTTTTGTATGAGTACGCCGGAAGTACGGCGAAGCTGAAAACGGTTGAATTTGGGGAGTACATAGAGAGGTGCTGCCAGTTTGCCGCCGAAATGTTAGGGGTTTCAATTCCCCTTCCGCAGTAGAATCTATCATGGGATTATACGGGAGCAAAAGTGCTACCGAGACAAATTTGGTTTTTGGAATGATGCCGCCAGCCGCAACGGTGGGCGGTTTTACGGGGGAATAGTTCAACGGCAGAACACAGGACAAGCCTACGATTGAAAACCGTAGTTAGAATGCCTGAAACGCCGGCTCGATTCCGGCACCCCCGACGCAAAGACTTTTTCACTTGGTTTAACCTATGCCCGCCCCATCTGCAAAGACGGGCGGGAAATTAAAACCATCCACCATGAAACGACGCGCATCAATTATCGGCAAACGCGGCGCAGGTATCCACCAGCCGCAAACCGGCCAACAAACAAGGCCAGCCGGGCAAATCAAAAAAATAGTATCAAAATCAAAACACGGAAAAATGATACAAGATTTTCACGACACGGATGAAGAGGGGCCGGACTTCTCCAATGTCCGCACAACGATGCGGGGCTGCTTATTCGCCCTTGCGCTCATCGCTATTTTCGCCGTCGCTATGTGCGCGGCAACGGTAGCGCACGGGCAAAAGTCGCCAGACATCGAATTTAAATCGCTGTTCCAAATCCGGGCCGCGCTGCCCGACACAGTTCTACTCATTCATACCGGGTATAATATCCGCGTGAACGCCGCAGGGGTGGAATGTGTACCGCTCAACGCGGATACGCCACCGGGGCCGCCGATCTCGGTACAAACCTGGATACAGGGCGACAGCGGGGAATGGATCGGCGTAACGCGCTCAGGGGCGACGGTAACGCTCTTTAATTGCTGTGGGGCAAGTATGTACCTGGAAATCGAAACACCCGGCCAGGTAGTTAATTTTTATAACATGGTTCCGGGGGTGCTACACTGGAAGGAACGAAACAAAATGTAAAATGGGAATAGCATTTTTTTGCGCCGTCGTTGTGGCGGCTATTTATCACACTGAAAACAGGAAATCAAAATGAGCAACGTATCCAAAGAAATGCAGGTCGTCAAAATCGACATTGACCGCCTTATCGGCCGCTATTCATCGCTTGAAAAAGCCTTGCAGGAAATAGCCGCCGTACCGGCAGGAATGCCGCCTGCACAACAAAATATCACCATGCGGAATATCGCGAAAAAAGCCTTGGGGATATGAAAACCGCAGTAGCAGCAACCAGTATCCACGCCTACCGGACTAACGCCCCGCAGTTAAGCGAATCCCGCGAAATAGTAGCGCGTGAAATCCTGGAATTAACCCGGCACGGCCAACCGGCCTATATTTCGAAAGTTAAGGACATCCTGAAAAAGAAATTCCCCGGCGTTGAGATCGAAAAAAGCAGCGTATCGGCGCGGTTTAACGACTTGGCCGAAAAGTACCCGGAGGGGTTTTTATTGGACGGAAAACGCTACCGCATGGAGTTACTCAAAAACCGGGTGTTTGACCCGTTAAGCGGCAAAGGCGGGCAGTTTGTACAGGGCTGGGCATTGGTGTTGTACCAATCGCCGGAGGGGCAGGGGGAACAGGCGAAATTAAACCTTTAAAAAAATTTGGTTATCCGGGGAAAAGTAGCCTACTTTGTACCCGCAAGCAAGATTGCCGCCGGATTGGAAACCCGGCGCACAACAAATAGCCATCGACCTGGCAAAGAGTATGTTTTCTCTTACTGCCCTTTGCAGTTTGAGCGAGAGACGGTGGTCGAACCGTTGCCGGGTATCCAAGCCCCTCGCTCAAATTTCAAAGGGCTTATTATTTTGGCAAACAATGATTGGCGTATTTCAAACAACAGATCAAAACACCGGGCAACGAATCGTAATTAGGTACACGCGGGTAGATATGCGCGTTCGCATTACCAGTATTTCAGACGCCGCAGGTATGGATATTTGGGGCCGTTTTTCAAGTGTAGAAATTCAGGCATTTAAAGCCGATATTGCCCAACTTGCCCGGTAGTTCTTTTAATACCCCCCTCTTTAATTGGCTTATTGTTCACCACACCTGTCCCGAAGGGGGCGGGGCAAATTAAATGATTTATGAAACGCGAATTTACAGGCGTATTTATTCCCGCCCACATTTGGACATCCAAATTATTGCCAGCCGAAAAAATGCTTTTGGGAGAGGTCGCATCTCTTTCAATGAAAACAGGATGGTGCGACGCGAGCCGAGAACACTTCGCCGAATGGCTGCACTGCGATGTTACGAATGTAACGCATTATGTGAAAAAATTGGAGGGATTGGGGTACCTGGAAGTAAGCCGGACGCCGGGTTTTAGAAGCAAAATGAGGGTGAAAACAGATGCTTTTTATGTTGGTGAGGTAGTGAACCCCGTTCACGGGGGTAGTGAACCCCGTTCACGGGTAGTAGTGAACCCCGTTCACGGGGGTAGTGAACCCCGTTCACCCGAAATACAAGATAAATACAATAATAAAAATGAGAGGGGGCGCGCACACGCCAAAAGTGAAAATTGCTCCCCCTTAAATACCGAATCAGACCAAAGGCCATCACCCCAATTCCGCGCGGCCCCTCTTCCAAGTATCGGATGGAACGACCTGCCAAAAGCAGGCACGCCGATGGAACTTGAAAACGAGTTGCGCGAACTATACCGCCAACTTCCGAACGAATGGTCGGCATTAAAAGACGGCACCCCGGCGGCAAATTGGCCCGCCGAAAAAACGAAAGAGGTTGTTTCTAATTTTTGCGATTGGGCAATTGGCGAAGGATGGAACAAACGCACGTTTGGCAAGATAAACGCCCGGCTTCGCCGATGGATTAAGGAGGAGCCGATGATGAAGCGCACCGCCCAGCAACCGGCAGCAACGCCCACCCGCCAAAGCCTACCTAAAAACATACCTACTTATGGAGCCTAAACATATTTCCGACATCGCTAAAGCGGACTACTGGATGTTTGTTTTGGCCGCATACCGCAACGAAACAGAAAACTTCACCC